ATTCACTTAATAGGAAAATATTATGCCAGTAACAAATCTTTTAAAACCACAAGTTGATCAACCAGTATTCGAATGGATGCGTTTTGCTCCTACAGCAACCTCTGCAACCTCTGCATTGGCTTCAAGTGATGACAAGGCAAGATTTTTCTACTATGTCATCGGCCAAGCAATGTGGCGATATGATACCTATTCCGATTCTTGGCAGGAAGTAGCACCACCAAATATCGCTCCATCAACAACTGCTGCTCTAAAGTATTCAAAATATTCAGGTTATCGCGGCCATACAATTGCAGCAACATCCAACACAATAACAATTGCAGGATTTGGAAAATATTCTGAACTTTCGGATGAATTAACAATAAGAATTATTGCTGGAAAAGGTGCAGGCCAAGAACGCACTATAACAAGTGTTGCCGATTCAGTTACTGCGGATTTTGGAGTTGTAACAACTGCTGCGTCAGCTTCTATAGCAGATAGCACCAAAAAATGGAGAGTAAATCAATGGGATGGTTATCAATGCAGATTAAGTTTTGGTCAAGGTCAAGGACAAATAAGAAGAGTTTTGTATAATGATACCACTACTTTATATTTCTCTGATACAAACCATCAAGCAGTAGATTCTTTTAATAATACAGGTTGGCCAAACGTAACTGGAACTCCATATCTACTACCAGTTACAACAGCTAACGCAAATACCCATTATGTTATCGAATCTACGGTTGTAACAGTTAATACTCCTTGGACTGTTACACCTGACGAATCTTCAATTTATCAAATTTTGGGTGGTGGTCTTTGGCTGTTTTCAGGGCAATCATCAGCACCTTTTTCTTCACTGCAATTTTACGATATTTTATCGGACACTTGGCAAACCAAGACAGCAATCGGTGGCCATATAGGGGCACAATACGGCACGGATTTTGCAATAGATCGTACTGGAGAAGTTGCTGGCGCATTTGTATCTGGACTAACAGGAACAACCACTGCTGCTTATAGTTTAACCAATACTGGCGTAACTATGGAATACGATAGATGGGCAAACCACCAAATTCGTATTACGTCTGGAACAGGAATTGGACAAAGAAGAAGAATTGTCGGAAATACCAACAATACTTTCTTTATCGATCATAAATGGGGTGTAACTCCAGACAACACATCACAATATGCGGTATATGGAGATACAGATAAACTTTGGGTAGCTGGAAACGCAAGTTCTGCAATTTGGCAATATTCAGTTGAAAAAGATTTATGGGCAAACGGAAATATTACAGACACAGGTGTAGCAAGAAACATTTCCGCAACTCCATTTGGTGGAACTGGTTATGAGGCTCCACACGAAGGATACGCAATTTCTGGTATCGTTTTTAATGCTAGTGGGGTGCTGAGTGTTTCCGTAAACACTGCCGGAGGAACATACGCCATAGGTGATTTGGTCACACTTACAACTACAGGAAGCAACGCTCAGGCATACGTTACAGGCATCACTGGAAATGGAGCTGTAACATCAGTACAACTTGCTGCTTCTGGAACAAGCTATGCTGCGGCTGCAACTAGTTCAGTATCTGGTGGCGCAGGAACTGGTTTGGTGTTGAACATTACTACAGGAAAAGTTGGAAACGTCACAACTGCAGCTGGAGTAAATCATGACTTTAAACATAATGAATTCGTAACAATTGCTGGTTGTACCACGGATACTACATTTAATAATACATTTCAGGTAATAGGAACATCTTCTTTAACGACATTCTCAATCGCTGCTCCTACTGCAACAGCATCACCCACGGCAGCATTATCACAGTCTGCATCAACATTGGTAGATGCGTCGCAAAATTGGAATACAAACGAACTTACTGGAAAAATACTTTACATATTGACTGCTGGAGCTTCACCTACGTTGCCTGTAGCAAGAAAAATTGCTTCAAATACAGCAACATCAATTACTGTGTTGGGTTCGGCAATAACTGCACCAACAAACGGTACTTCTAGATATGTAATTCAGGAGCCACGTGGATTTGGTGCTATGTGTACAACTAAAATTCCAGCACAAAGTCCATTTGGTTGGGCTACATCTGGAACTCCGACAACATTGGTGGATTCTTCCAAGTCTTGGATTCCAAATCAATGGACTAGCTGTCGTGTTCGTATTGTTTGTGGAACAGGAACTGGCAACGAATCTGTAATAACCTCAAATTCTGCAACAGCACTTACGGTTGCTTCGTGGGTTGTTGCAACACCAGATGCCACTTCAAAGTATGAAATTTTAGATTCATTTGGTGTAGTAACCAGTGCCGGAACAACAACTTTGACAGATGCAAATAAAAACTGGCAATCAAACTCTCTTATTGGTAAACGCATTCGCATTGTTGCTGGTTTAGGAACGGGTTCTGAGACATCAATTAACTCACATACAGGCACCGTAATAAATCTGGCAGCAAGCATTACTACGGCCGCGTCAGGTGATAACGGTAGTTTTTATGAAATTTATGAAGTGCCTGCTAGAAGCACTGGAATAGATTTTAGATGGTTGTTTAATCTAACGAATTCGGATACTAAAGGTAGATGGCTTATTTCTTCCCGTGGTGGTGGTTCCAATATATTGGATCTTTATGATATCCCAACTGGCACATGGGATGTTTCACCATTCTATAGTCCAATGGCAGCAACTCTGACAACAGGTTCGATGTATGCTTATGATGGTAATGACTCATATTTCTTTACTAAAGATGCAACGGGTCGTATTTATGAATTAGATTTTACAACTTTTGAAATTCATGCGTCTGGAACAACCCCATATGCACATTCTACGGCAATTATAGGAAATCGTATGGAAGTTGTAACTACTGTAGATGGACTTAAGTATCTGTACATCATGCGTCACACTGGTCAGGAAATGTGGAGAACCTTAAAGTTCTGGTAAATAATATTAGAAAAATATTAACATATGCCAATAGATTTTCCAAATCCACCATTAACCGTAGGCCAACAATATCCATATGATGGCACTACATGGCAATGGAACGGATATGCATGGATTGTAGTTGGAACATATCCCTCAATTGGCGATTATGTAACAACCTTCAACGGACTAACAGGTGCAGTAACTGGAGTTACTACAGGAACTGCAAATACCTTTGTTGCTCTTCAATCTTTCTCTGCGGGAATTAGTGCTGCTGGTGCAACTTTATCATCTAATACAATAATTCCTTCTGGTTCTACGTTAACAGTCAATGGAAACTTTGTTGCTAATGGAAATGTAAATCTTGGTGATGCAGTAACTGATGCTATTACGGTTGCTGGATTGTTAGCTGCAAATGGTGGATTGAGTGCAGCAGGAGGAACTTTCACCGCACTCACAAGATTTACTGCGGGAATTAGTGCAGCAGGAGGAACTTTTAGTGGTTTAGTAACATTTAATGCTGGTTTAAGTGCTTCTGGTGGTACTTTTGCTAATGATATTTCTGTAAATGGAATCCGAGTTGGGCTTGGTGTTAGTAATACTTCTACAAATCTTGCAATAGGTGCCAACGCATATAATTCTGGTGTAACTGGATTTAATAATATTGGAATTGGATTAAATGCTGTAAGAGATAATACAACGGGAGATGCAAATATCGGTATTGGTGTTAGCGCATTGATTAGCAATACCAGAGGCAGAGCTAATACTGCTATTGGTGTTGCTGCATTGCAAAGTTTAAATTCTGTTACAGCGGGAGTTGGATTGGCAGAATATAACGTAGCAATTGGTTCCAGTGCTTTGCAAAATTCAACAACTGCTTCCTATAATATGTCAATAGGAACGTCTTCTCTCTCTAATAATACTACTGGCAGCGAAAACGTTGCAATTGGAACTTTTGCATTAATTCGAAATAATACAGGCAACGATAACATTGCAATAGGACATCAAGCTCTTGGTCCGGGCTTCGGATCTCCAAATCCAGTGACTGAAAATATTTCGATTGGTTGGAACAGTTTAGTCAATACAAATAATACCAGCAGAAATACTGCAATTGGAGCAGAAGTAGGATTTAGAAACACAACGGGTGCTTCGAATACTTTGATTGGTCGTAGAGCCCTTTATAACAATGCAACTGGAAGCAATAATATTGCGATAGGTGCACAGGCTGGAGAATTTGCAGGTACGGCTGGTGCTACCTTGCAAAATTCAGCAAGCTCAGTATTCATTGGAAATTTGGCAGCTTCTGGAAATATAACATCTTCAAATGAAATTGTAATAGGTGCAAATGCATTAGGTCTGGGATCAAATACAGCAGTAATCGGTGCAACTACACAAACCTCAGCAACAATTTATGGTCGTTTGAATGCTCCGGGTGGACTGAGTGCTTCTGGTGGTATTACTTTAAATGGAAATTTAAATCAAATATCTGGAGGTATAATTTCTTCTGGAGGATTTACATTTGGAAGTTCTAGTGGAACTACATTCTTATCTTTCATGGCACTACCAGCAACATCATTTGGTGGTCTTTGGTTGAGGGATGGAATATTTCAGATTGGTGGTAGCGCATTCAATGGACTTGGCGCATTCAGTCATAATTTAAACACAGAAAGATTTTTTGTTTTTGGTTATTGTGATATAAACAATTCTTACAATTACCAAAGTGGTAGATCAGTACTAAGATTAAATGCGGCACCAACTCAATCTGTACCGATACTGGCAGCATATAAACAAACCAGTGATGGGCAAGTATTGACATCTGGTTTTACTGCAACTAATATGGTTGCAGGTATAGATCAAAATGGTGCTTTATTTAGTATCGCAGGTATCAGTGCTTCTGGTGTAACATTTGGCGATGGAACAAATCAAACCACAGCGTTTCCACATTACTTATTATATTCTTATGGATTAGTATGATAAATATAAAGGAGAATTTATATGGCAAACAACCCACAATACGCAAATAACCCTATTTTTGAAATTACGCAAATTACTACTGCCAATACTGCCAGAGATGGCACCGGAACAATGTCAGTTGTTTGTGCTGGTCTTACTGCACCTGCATCTGCGGCTGTTGGGAAAAGAATAAGCAGAGTATCGGTAGCTTCATCTGGAGGAAACACAGCAGGTGTAGTAAGATTTTTTGGAACCGTAGATGGTGGTACAACTAGAAGATTAATGATTGAAAAATTAATTCCTGCAAATACTCCAAGCACCTCAAATACTATTGTTAGATTCGAAGTTCCCGAATTAATTGGTTTAGTTCTCCCGGGAGCAATTTCAGGAGCAACTTCAGGTATATTCGCATCAACAAATGCTGGTGAAACTTTTGGTATATTTGTTGAGAGTGCTTCTCTATGAATCAAGGTATATTTGGTTTTCCAAATAGTAATGATTCGTTGTCAGCGGCCTCTGTCAACAATCAAGTTGGGCAGACAAAAGTTTGGTCCAATCTTCCCGGTAGACCTATAAGCACAACGGATATGGGAAGAGGTACATCCGGTTACCAAACGGGAGATGGTGGATTTAGTGATTGTTTTTATGGCCCATCAAATGGTAGAAATGGTGCAGCAAACACAGGTGTTGTTGTTGCAAATCGAATTTATTTTAGTTTATATTATTTTCCATATCCAACACGCATAAATGGTTTGCATATTCAAAGTGGTAATACAGTTACTACTGGTAATATGATGTTTGGAATTTATAATGTTGATGAATTTGGATTACCTACAACATCAATTTATATGTCACCATCAATTGCAGTAGGAAGTGGATTTACTGTTAATACTGTAAGGAATTATTCAGGATTGACACCTCCGCTATTAAATTACTATATTTTTGCCGCAGTATTTAATAATACCCCGACTATGGGTATCATTGGATCCGGTAACGCAGGCTATAATGGAACAGGATACGGAACAAGAGGACCTTTAACTGGGATAGGAAGTTTAGGAATGCAATATGATGTTGGATCTTTTACGCTTCCACAAACAATAAGAAAACAAGATTTAGTATTTACAGATTTTTCAACAAATAGCCCATATTCAATGGCTATAATGTATACTGCTGTAGGTCAAGGAGGAAGATAATTATGAATATTTTTAAACAATATATAAATCATTATGAAGGTGGAGAAGCAGCAATATTAGATAATAGAAATTTTTATGATGTTGTTCAATATCAATTGGTGCAAATAAGACAACAAGCAATGGAAAAAATATTAATCTTGGCACCAGATTACAAACAAAGAAATGCTGCTCTTGGATTGTTGTCCATAGAAGAAACGGAACAAATTAAAACCGATATACAAAATATTCGTTCTATTTCCAATTCTTTGGAACAGCAAATTTTGGCAATAACTTGGGATGGAACTGAAGAAAATAGACCAGCAGCTTGTGGCGCAGTTCAAAACATAAGATGGCCTTGACAGAAGGCAATATGATTGTATAATTTACATATGTATTTAAAATATTATAAAGATTCTCCAGAAGTAGTTGATCCCAATTACCAAACCAAGATGGCTGCTTGTTTTGATCTTGCTGCTTATATCCCCAAAGATGAAAAAGTAAAGGTGTGGGAGGGAAAAGAGACTAGCGAGATTGAACCACAATACGATCACGATAAGGATGAATACTACATTCTTCTTATGCCGGGAGAACGTGCGCTGGTACGAACTGGGTTGACTTTTGATATACCTGCTGGATATTCAATTCGTCTCCACCCAAGATCAGGTATGGCCTTAAAGTATGGTCTTACATTGGCAAACTGCGAAGGTGTCGTTGATGAAGATTATACGTATGAAACAAAGTTGATTATGATCAACACAAACGTACAAGATCCTATTAAAATTTATAACAGAGATAGAATCGCCCAAGGTGAAGTTGTCAAGTATGAGCAAGTTCAGTTTGCTGAAATTTACAACCAACCCGGCCTGAAGACAGACCGGGTTGGCGGATTTGGAAGTACTGGAGTTAGTTAAGTTGTTCTTTGTACTAAAATATTTTGTGGCGTAAATACTGGTTCGAATGAAAACTTCTTAATTATTATTCCCGGGTGACCATCCGGGTTAGAATCACATCTTTGTTGAAAATCTAAAGAGGTAGGAATATTAAGAGTTCCACCGCCGTTGCCAAAAACAATTGAGTTAGAACCAGTTCTACCATTTACGCTTATTATATTATAAGAGGATGATCCACTCAATCCAAGGAAAGAACCGCTTTGTCTTATAAAGTTATTGTAACGAGGTGGTGAATTGGCGTTACTTCCATTATAATATACGAAGCTGTTTGTACCAGTACCACCTGCAGTTCTTACATTATTTCCACTGTAGTAATTGTTTCCCTCGCCCGCAAATAAAGAAACAGAATATGTTCGTGGATCGCAAGAAGCGGAACCAAATCTAAAATTAGCTATGGACGGGAAATTTCTAAATTGGTTGTTTCTGTAATAATATTCTATGTTTATTGTTCCAGAATTATCATTTGCATAAAACAAGTTACCGGTATTTCCGATTATTGCAGTATTTGACGAACGTAAAATGAAAGAATTAGCACCACAATTTCCAGTTGGCATATAGCTGCTCGGGAATAGAGTGCTTTCAAATTGTGGGCCCCAGATATAGACGAAACCAGTTCCAGTTCCCAAATAAGCATTTTCATTTGATCGTATTGCTGTACCAATATGCATTCGTAAAGCGGAGCTTATACCAACAACAGCACTCATATATGCTCTTGCCCATCCATTGTTATATAATTCAAGACCCGTGGCTGTGTTTATTAAAGTTATTCCACTTCCGCTTTGTGCTGTGGTACCAACAGCAAAATTTTGTAAATCAAATATTGCTCTAGCTAAATTGGTTTCTGTAGAATCTGCAATGACAAGATATGCATTTGTTAAACCACCAGCTTTAAACCATGTGCTTGCTGTGTAGAAACTATAGCCAGAGGGTGAATGGGGGCTGATTGTTTGTGTAACAGCATCCGATATCAATCTATGTGTCGGTGTTCCTGAAGTAGTATCATCAAAAAGTTTATAACCATCTGAATATCCGGCGGGCGATAATACTTCTGTGGTCCAAGTAATTCCACAGCGACTCAAACTCCATCCTGTTGTTCCACTCAAACCAGACGAAGACAAATTCATGGAATTTGTTAAACGGTTTTTTAATTCTGGTTCAAGCCACCATCCCAATGTTATTCCGCCAGTGGAAGCAAATGTAATTCTGGGTCCATAATATGGTGAACCAGTTGTTCTTCTATACCCCTTATCATACTGGCCTGCCTGTAACTGTAGTTGACACATATCGAATGTGTATGTGGCGCCAACTCCCAGCGTTGCAGTACCGAAATATATATTTACTGCTGAGACAGAATCATAATTTGTTACTTTTACTTTAGTCCATTCAGTAGTTGAGATATTTCTAATTCTCCAAAGGTTTGGTCTAAATGATGGGTCAAGTTTATCTACTATAACACCAGATGTAAATCCACCTATAAGATCACAAGTTCCTCTATTCGAAAATCCCCAAATACCTGTACCAAAAGGTGTTCCAATAGGTCCATCAAATCCACCATTAGATGCAGTATTTGGAGTTTGCATTCCAACTTCAATTACATTTTCTACAGCACCACCACAGTTTCCTATATTTGATGTACTACCTCTTATCCAAAATATTAAAGACTTTGATGTTGTTTTATAAAGTGTTTGTAAAGTTAAAGATGAATTTCCAGCCTGCCTAAAAGTTATACGAGCACCCCTTTGTGGATTTCCATCAACATCTGTAATTTCTGTTCTAGATACTCCGGCGGGTGGCAATCCCCAGCCAGTCAAACCATAATCGCTCCAAGACAATAAATTGTTTTCATTATAATCAAGGATTCCTTGGCTGTTTACTATTCCACCGACACCATTTTCAAAAAATGTTATTCTAGAATCAAATGTTCCTTGAGTAAAATCAAGATTTAAATAAAGGGGTGTTATATTTTCTCCACCTCCACCACCTAAAGTATCGTAATCCATCATGGCAAATTCATCCATGAAAGAAATATTATTCATCACCATACCGTTGTTGACGTTTTCCCACAATTCGATGGCATCGTTCCAGCGGAACGGTCCCATTGGTGTGTTTACCAATCTTCCACGGTATCCAGTTTGCTCACCCAAACTGGCAAAAAATGTATCCATTTGTTTCTTTACGCCCATGATTTTCCTCGTATCTTATTTATCTTCTTTTTTGGGTTGCTTTGGCCACATTACAGACTTAAATTCTTTCCAAGCAAACCAGAATACAACTGCACAAATTATAACGTACCAAAAACTCCATTCAGAGGCTTGGCTAGGTGTTCCAAAAAATGGCTCTTTTAATACACTATGAATTGGATTTCCTTGTTTGTCCAGAGGAGAAACAATCTGTGGTGTTGTGCAGGATGCCAGAAAAATTAATGCTAGAATATATTTCATGATTTATTTCCCCCCGCAGCTGTTCCGAAGTAGAATCCTACTACGGCCAAGAGAACTTGGCGATTTTCTTCGGCAAATAAATATCCCGGTATCTCTACAAAATATTTACGAGTTGTTTCGGGTATCAAGCCGAAGAAACTTTCAGGTTGCTTTTGTGTAAATTCAGCGAATGTGGAGATCCCAAAGAATGGAAGAACAAATGGTGCTGCAACGACTGCAAAAAGGCATGAAAGAACTATTAATTGTCTCACTCCTTTGCCTACATCAAGTGGCACTCGTTGGACTGCTTTATCTTGGTTATCTGTTGTTTGTTTGTTGGCCTCAATAGCCATTTTAAACATGTCTTTTTGGTCTTGGGCTCTTTGGGCCCAGTAGCGGAATAGGAATCCCGTAACCCCCCCACCAAGCAAAGATATTAATTCTGTAGGCATATTAGTTCCTCTGATATGAAAGTTGAAGTTCTATAGAATCTTTTATAGTTTTGAAATGTTCCATCATGGCATGTTCTTTGTCCATATTTGGTTTAAAATCCTCATGCCATTGAATTAGTATAAATCCGACATTAATTGCTTTATTTTTTAATGGTAGGCATGCATAATGAGAAATATTTTCATCTTCAAAGAAATGCTTTGCATAACTTTCAGACATTGCTTGAACGTGGTAGATAATAGCTTTGTCTTCAAGAATTCTGTTTAGAAGGGGAATATAAAGTGAGCAAAGAACATTTTTAAATTTTACGGCTTGGGAAATATAACCACGGTGAGAAGATTCGTGCGTGATTGAAAATTTTCTCATGGATATACCATCCATAAAATATTCCCCGTTGTGGAATTGAAGCACCGTGGCTCGCATGCTTCCGGCACTTAAACGAAGTTCGGTAAGCAATTCATGGATTTCCGTATGAATTGCTATAAAATTATCTGATTTTTGTTTGGTCTTCCAAAATTTTGCAACACCCCATCCAATACCCAAAATTCCCATAACTGCAAGAGAAATTCCTTCTATTGTTTTAATTGGATCGATCATGGATAGGTACATCTTTGCAAACTCCATTGTGTCTTAATATTTATATTCTTGACAGTCCATTAAAAGGTGTTATATTTGGCGACATGACTAGAGACGAACTATTTGCCTTACATACTAAAATTTGTCAAGAAGCCAAGGAATTGATGGAAAAAAAGAACAATGACTATGCTTCTACCGCAGATCCGTTCATGAACTTCCGCCGAGCGGAATATCTTGGGTTTTCAACAGCAGAACTCGGGGTTCTTATTCGAATGACGGATAAAATGTCAAGAATCTCTACTTATTTGAACCGTGGAGAACTTTGTTTGAAAAACGAGAGCGTGTACGACGCAATCGTTGACATTATCAATTATAGTGTTATCCTTGCAGGATTGCTCAAGGACAAAGACGCAAAGAAATGAAATTTTATACTGCCTGCGCTCTGAAGGGCAACAAAATACTTGTCCGAGGTTATCGCAATGGTGTTCGGTTTACGGACACCGTTGCGTTTAAACCTTCTCTGTACATCAAAACAGATAAAGACAGCAAGTATAGATCGCTGAATGGTGTCAAGGTCAAGCGTATGATCTTTGACACTCTTTATGATTGCAGACAGTTTCTTGACCAATACAGGGATTTAGATGATTGCCCGATTTATGGAAACACTGATTTTCTCACTCAATATCTCATGGAGACTTATGAGGCTGAGGTGGAATACGATCTTTCCAAGATCAAAGTCGCATACCTAGACTTGGAATGTGAGAGTGAAGACGGGTTTCCTGATTTGGACAACCCAAATGAAAAAATTAACCTGATGAGCATTCGGGTTGATGGCGCTACTTATGTCATAACTTCAAAGCCAGTCGATCTTCCTGATTGTAAAGTAATACTTACGAGTTCAGAAAAGGAACTGATCAAAAAAACCTTTGAAGTCTTGGCAAAAGAAGATGTTGACATTATTTCTGGGTGGAATATTAAACTGTTCGATATGCCCTATATAATAGGTAGGGCTAAACTCTTCTTTGAAGAGAAGGAGATTCAGGAGTGGTTGCCTTTTGGTTTGATGAAGATGCGGGAAACGGATATCGGTGGAAAGGTCTATAAGATCTATGAATTTCCCGGATATACGATTCTTGATTACATGGATCTGTACAAAAAGTTCTCCGGAACGAGTCAAGAAAGTTACGCTCTAAATTTTATTGCAAAGGCGGAACTGGATGCTCAAAAACTTGATTACAGCGAGTATGGGTCACTTCGGGAGTTTTACCGCAATGATTTTCAAAAGTTTGCGGAGTATAACGTTCAAGATGCAATCTTGGTTGAACAGCTTGACAATAAGCTCAGACTGATCGACCTTGCGGTTTCTATTGCATACGAAGCCAAGATAACATTTGATACGGTTTTCTTTGCAACACGCATCTGGGAAACCATTTGCTGTGATTATCTTTTTAAACAAAACATAATTCCACCGTTAAAGCGGAGTTATGCCAAAGACGATCAATTTGTTGGAGCCTACGTAAAGGATGTTACTCCGGGTCTCTACAAAAATATTGTAAGTTTTGATGCTACAAGTCTGTATCCTAGCATTATTATGCAATGGAATATTTCACCAGAAACTTGCACTCACAAAGATTCTTCTTTAAACGCAGATGATTTTCTTCGAAGCAAAAGAAAAGATATTCCAAATTTTATAGAACATGCAGAAAGCATATCTTCGTGTCTTGCCTGCAACGGATCTATGTTTACACGCGAAATCAAAGGCTTTATTCCAATCCTGATCGAAAAGACTTTTAATCAGCGTAAGGAAGCAAAGAACAAGATGATTGAGTTGGAGAAGGAATACGAAAAGACAAAGGACAAAGATCTTCTTCCCCGTATTGCTGCATTGAAGGTTCGTCAGTCAGTTAAAAAAATTCTTGCAAACAGCCTTTATGGTTGCCTTGGGAATCCTGCTTTCGTCTATTCATCTCCGGAACTTGCTACCGCCGTGACCGTAACTGGTCAGGTAATCATTCGCAAGGCAGAGATGGCTATGAACGACTATATTCAGCACCTTACAAAGGATGACAAGGACTATGTACTGGCAGTGGATACTGACTCTGTCTATCTTAATCTGAATGCTGTCGTTGAGAAGGTTTCTGCAAAGACTGAAATTGCAGACGTGACACAGTTTATTCATGAAGTCTGTGAGCACAAGATACAACCGCAGTTTAAGAAAGAAATGGAATTGCTAGCATACACTCTCGGTTGTCCGGAAAATAAGATCTTCTTCAAGCGTGAAGCAATTGCTTCTGCGGGAATGTTTATTGCCAAAAAGCGATATGCACTGCTTATGCAAGATCTTGAAGGTGTTCGATTTGCAGATCCAAAGTTAAAGATCATGGGTCTTGAAACTGCACGAAGCAGTACTCCCGCAGTCGTGCGTTCCAAATTAAAAGATTGTATTCGTATTATCTTGACAAAAACTCCCGAGGAGTTGCGAGACTATGTTGATAAATTTTATGATGCTTTTATGATTATGCCTATTGAAGATGTCGCAGCTCCTCGGGGTGTCAAGGGTATCAATAAATACAAAGACAGTTCTAATATTTACAAGATTGGAACTCCAATTGCTACAAAGGCAGCATTGTTGCATAATGCATATACAAAGAAACTAAACATAGACAAAGAAATTCAATCCATCAAGGAAAACGACAAGATGAAGTTTGTCTTTGTTAAAGTTCCCAATCCTTATGGGATAGCTGGTAAAGATGCAGTTATGGGGTTTATCAACAAACCACCTAAAAATTTTCAACTTGAAAAATATATTGATCGTAAAAAACAATTTGACAAAACTTTTGGTGAACCACTTGATAATATTCTTCAAGCTATTGGTTGGTCGATAAATAAACGAGTTACACTTGAATCGTTCTTTAATTGAGATATAATATAAAAATGAAAAGTTTTTCTAAAAAATATAACCAGTATGATATAAAAAAGTCCAAATTTATTGATGGCAAATATATTTTTGGTTCTAATTCAAATCATGAAATAACTTTTTCAAATAATAGTGATATTAAAGAACAGAGAAGAGAAATTGATAGACAAAACAAAATAATTGTTCAACTCAAAGAAGAATTGCAAGAGTTGAAAGAAGAATTGGAATTGCTAAAGGCTGTAAATCAGGAGTATTAATTTATGGTTAAGAAATTTAAATCTAGATATGGTGATGAACGAATACTCACACTTCTTGAAGATGGATCTTACAAAATCGAAGGTAGGTCTTTGTATACTCGCCATGGTGATGGGTTATTTGATTTTGAAGGTGGGCCATGCTATATTGTTGGTGATAGACTTCTTGAAGTTGATGGCAACTTAATCATCAAATCGGTAAAATCAGCAGAAACAGCCCAAGAAAATTGGGCTGCTGTAATTGTAACTACTAGAGAAAGAAAAAATAATGTCAAAGTATCTAAAAAGCTTAATCACAAAGATAAATAATCCAGACGCTAAACTTGTTGCAGATGGCCTTGAAGGTTCTGATGTTACTGGGTTTATTGACACTGGTTCTTATGTATTGAACGCCCTTTTGTCTGGTTCAATTTACGGAGGTCTTCCCAATAACAAGATTTCTTGTCTTGCTGGTGATCCAGCAACCGGAAAGACCTTCTATGCACTCGGAATCGCATCACAATTCCTCAGAGACCACGAAGAAGGAGTTGTCATTTATTTCGACACAGAGCAAGCAGTCACCACAGACATGTTTGAGTCAAGAGGAATTGATACAAATAGAATTGCAGTGGTTCCTGTGGCAACTATTGAAGACTTCAAGACTCAGGCACTCAAGATCGTTAATGATGTACTTGAGACCCCAGAAGATGAGCGCAAGCCAATGTTTATGGTTCTTGACTCTTTGGGCATGTTGTCAACCGAAAAAGAGATGAATGACTCTGCTGAAGGAAAGAATGTCAGAGACATGACTAAAGCCCAGCAGACAAAAGCGACTTTCCGTGTACTGACACTGAAGCTTGGTAAGGCTAACATTCCAATGCTTCTGACTAATCACACATATCAGGTCATCGGTGCTTATGTGCCAACAAAGGAGCTGGGTGGTGGTATTGGTCTGAAGTATGCTGCAAGCACTATTCTTACTCTTTCAAAGTCAAAGGACAAAGGAGAAGAGGGTGTAGTAGGCAACTTTATAAAGTGCACAAACTACAAGAATCGATTTGTAAAAGAAAATACTCAAGTAGAAACACGACTAAATTACACGACTGGATTGAGTAGGTACTACGGCCTGACAGACCTTGCAATCAAGTATGGTGTGTTCAAGAAGGTGTCTACCCGTATTGAATTGCCGGATGGGTCAAAAGTATTTGAAAAGAATATCGATGACGAACCGGAAAAGTATTATACAAAAGATGTTCTAGATAAGTTGGATGCGAATATCCAAAAGGACTTCAAATATGGACAGCAAGATTAAATACGAATTTTTGGAAGATCCAACATCAGACGTTACTCAAACTTGTCCAATCAAAATTAAAACTGGACCGTATCAGGATATTGTTTTTAAATTTGGAAAAATTAGTTTACAAGAAAAAGGCGATGATTTGAGCGTGACAATGGAAATTGATATTATACAAGCTCCTGAAGATTTTAATAAAGAAGAACAACATTTTACTAATACAGTTGGTGAAATATTTACAAATATTGTTGAAAGCGGTATTGAAGTAAAATCATTGGACACTGCCGATCTTGAAGATGATGTTCATCAAGACTGATGCTGGACATATATTAATATAAGAGTATAATACAAATATGGAATCAGTAATCTTGAAAAACCTCGTCTTGAACGAGGACTATTCAAGGAAGGTTGTGCCCTTCCTACAGGAAGCATATTTTCACGACAAGTCAGAAAAGACTGTCTTCAATATTGTTTCTAAGTTTATTCTCAAATATAACAATCTTCCCACCAAAGATGCGATTCTCGTATCTCTGGAGAATGAGACTTCTCTTGGAGAAGTAGAATTCAAGAAGTGTGTATCCATTTCGGATGACATGTTCAAGGAAGGTGAGAAGTCAGATACACAGTGGATGGTAGAGCAGACTGAAAAGTTCTGCAAAGAAAAAGCCATATACAATGGTATCATGGAATCCATTGGAATCATTGAGGGCAAGGATAAAGAAAAGACCCAAAATGCTATTCCAGAGATCATGTCAAAGGCTTTGTCTGTATCTTTCGATACCAGAGTCGGACACGATTTCCTTGAAGATGTCGATGAGCGCTATGAGTATTACCATCGTGTAGAGGAAAAGATTGGATTTGATCTTGAGATGTTTAACAAGATCACCAGAGGTGGAACGCGAAAGAAGACATTGAACGTAGTGATGGCTGCTTCAGGTGTAGGCAAGAGCGCATTCTTGTGTCACCATGCAGCATCTTGTCTTTCTCAAAATTTGAACGTTCTTTATATCACTCTTGAGATGGCAGAAGAGGAAATTGCAAAGAGAATCGATGCAAACCTACTTGACACGGATATGCATATCCTTGAGCAAATGCCTCTGACACAGTATGAAAGCAAGGTTGATAGCCTCAAAAAGACTTGTCGTGGAAAGCTTATCATCAAGGAATATCCTACGGCAGCAGCCAACGTAACTCACTTCCGTAATCTTATGGAAGAATTGAAGATCAAGAAGAAGTTTGCGCCAGATGTGATCTTTGTAGATTATTTGAATATCTGCTCATGTGCCCGATTCAAGCTAGGCAATGGTATGAATAGCTATACCTACGTTAAGGGAATCGCAGAAGAGCTCCGTGGTCTTGCCAAGCAGTTCAATGTTCCTCTATGGACAGCCACTCAGGTTAACCGTGAAGGTGCGAAGAGTAGCGACATGGAGATGACAGATACTTCGGAAAGCTTTGGCTTGCCTCAGACCGCAGACTTCTTCTTTGCGCTCATTGAGAATGATGAGCTGGCTGAAGCAGGTCAGCTTATGGTCAAGCAGCTAAAGAACCGTGGTAACGATCTTACAAAGAATAGAAAGTTTTTGATTGGTGTCAACAAATCTAAGATGAAATTTTATGATGTTGACAATACAAACAACAATCTTGTCAATTCAAATAACACCGAAGAGGAAGCCTACGGATCTGGTTTTGATGGTCAGGCATTCAATCCAAAGTTTGGAAAGAAAAAGAACAAGGCCGTAAACTGGACGTTTGAGGAATCTACGTGAGCATATATATTGACAAGAAATATGTGAATCTTGTTTCTGGTTCCCTTGAGAAGTTTAAGTGGAAAAAAGATTCACTAGCTACATGCAGATGTTTTAAGTGTGGCGACTCAAAGAAAAATAAGTCCAAGACAAGGGGATATTTCTTTGAGCATAAAGGAAATTATGTATACAAGTGTCACAATTGCGGTTTTACCTGTAATTTATACGGTGTTCTTGAGTCTATTAGCCCATCACTCTGCAAGGAATATGCGTTTGAGGTCTATAAAGATAAAACACCAGAAACAATTAAAGAACAAAAGCCTGAAAAAAGACATCCTGTATTCACGGAATTGGGCACACGGCTTGACCTCCTAAATAATGAGCACAAGGCAGTAAAGTATGTTGAATCTAGAGAAATACCGAAAGAAAAATATAGTAATTTTTATTACTGCCCTGATTTCAGCAAGGTCATGTCGTCCTTTGACCGTGAAGGTCGGTCAGAGGCCAGACTCGTCATACCTTTTTACAATGAAGAAGGCAGACTCATCGGTGTTCAGGGGCGGTCTTTTGACGATGGAAATCCATCACTCAGATACATAACCCTAAAGGAAGAAGGTCAAGAAAGACTTTGGTATAACTTAGATAAAGTGGATCCTCATAGTACGGTATATGTGACAGAAGGACCTATTGATTCTATGTTTATTCCAAACGGGATAGCAATGCAGGGGGCTGGATGGCTTGAGGACCTTCCTGCCAAAATTCAAAAATCAAAAGTAGTTTTTATTTTTGATAATGAACCAAGAAATTCTGAAATCGTTAGTTTGTTGGGAAGATATATTGATGCCGGAAGAAATGTAGTAATCTGGCCTGATGAAATATCCAAGAAAGACATTAATGACATGGTAAAGGTTTACGGCCAAAGTATGGTGTTAAAGCTTATCATCAATAATGTTTATTCTGGACTCAAAGCAAAAATAAAGTATACTTACTGGAAGAAGGTTTAAATGAATAAAGATAATGAAGACATGTCTGAAGAAGACATTTTAAAAGCAAGTGAAGCGTATCTAACATTTGTACAGAGATTTGGCGAATATGTAAAGGAAATGAATCCTGAACTATGGCATCGCGCTAGAGAGTACGCTGCCGATTTTACAAAAATTTCTGGTGTTACCATTGAGTTGGTTGATAATGACGAGGAAGCAGATGACAGAGATACCGAACATAAAAATGGCGCAGACTAAGTATTTTGTTTTAGATCATGGCCATGTTGACTTGATCGATTACATGGGGTCTGATCTCAGCGTTGTTAATGCTGCAAGAGTTTCCTTTAACAAGGAAAGCCATTGGGATTCAGAAAAAAACTGGACTGGTTATCAAGAACAAAAGTTGCTGGAGAAAGATACAAAACTTATTAAGTATCTTGCAAAGCATAACCACTTTACTCCGTTCTGCCATCCGCAGATCAGCCTACGCATCAAGTGCCCGATCTTTGTTCGTGCACAACTTGGTAAGCATCAGATTGGTCTAGTAATGAACGAGGTCAGTCGCAGATATGTTACATTTGAACCCGAAGTTTATGTTCCAATGTGGCGCGGTGCTCCTACCGATGGAGCAAAGCAAGGAAGCAGTGGTGCAATTGAAGATATGGATCTCTGCATTAGACTCAGGCAGGAATACCAAACAGTCCTGAATGAATGTCTTGATCTTTACAATAAACTTTTGGCAGATGGTGTCGCTCCTGAACAGGCACGTTCAATATTGCCACAAGGAACTTATACGGAATTTGTGTGGACTGGTTCTCTCTACGCATTTGCCCGCGTTTATAACCTGAGAATTGACAGTCATGCACAATGGGAAATTCAAAAATTTGCCGAGGCAATTGGACAAATTATTGCTCCACTTTTCCCAGTTTCATGGCAAACTCTAACAACTAAATAAAGACACCCACCAAAGGAGTCTCAAATATGGCAGAAACTTTATCACCTTTTCAATCGTTTATTTTTATTTCTCGCTACTCTCGTTGGATGCCCGATTACAATCGCCGGGAATCATGGGAGGAATGTGTTGACCGTTGGTGGAAATACTTTACCGCTAAGGTTCCGCAACTTGCAGAGCGTCCAGATGTGAAGGAAGCAATCCTCAATCTTGAGGTTCTTCCTTCCATGCGCAGTTTGATGACTGCTGGTCCTGCATTGGATCACGATAATACTTGCTTGTACAACTGCTCGTACTTGCCAATCGATAGTCTTGATTCGTTTGCGGAACTTTTTGTTGTTCTCATGAACGGTACTGGTGTTGGTTATTCTGTTGAACACCAATACACTGACAAGCTCCCACAAGTTGCAAACAAGATTGAAAAGGTCTTTAACATCACTTATGTTGTTGAAGACTCAAAGGAAGGTTGGGGCAATGCAGTTAAGTTTATCATGGATCACCTTTATGCAGGTCGTCACGTTAAGTGGGATCTGTCGAAGATTCGTCCAGCGGGTGCAAGACTGAAGACCTTTGGTGGTCGTGCAAGTGGTCCTGCTCCTCTTGACAATCTGTTCAAGTTCATCGTCAAGGTGTTCTACAACGCACAAGGACGCAGACTCACTGCTCTGGAATGCCACGACATCTGCTGCGCAATTGCAAATGCAGTCATCGTCGGTGGCGTTCGTCGCTCTGCTATGATCTCTCTCAGCGATCTTTCGGATCGTGAGATGGCTCTCTGCAAGAGCGGTGCATGGTGGGAGCAGGCTGGATTCCGTTCCTACGCAAACAACTCTGCTGTTTATCGTGGTCGTCCTCCGATGGGCCAGTTCCTTGAAGAGTGGACTTCGCTCTACAACAGCCACAGCGGTGAGCGTGGTATGATTAACCGCAAGGCATTGCAGGAGCAAGCAGCCAAGTGGGGTAGAGACGAGAACTGTGAGTATGGCACAAATCCATGCTCTGAGATCATCCTGAAGCCATTTGAGTTCTGCAATCTCTCAACTGTCGTTGTTCGTCCTGACGACACTGCTGCTTCTTTGAAGAAGAAGATTGAGATTGCCACCATCATCGGTACGGTTCAATCTACCTTCACTGACTTCCCATACCTTCGTCCCGAATGGAAGAAGAATTGCGAAGAGGAGCGTCTACTCGGTGTCAGTATGACCGGAATCTACGACAACAAGTTAACCAGTGGCCTTGAAGGCAAGCCAAAGTTGGTGCGTCTACTTGAAACTCTCCGTGACCATGCGACGGCAACTAACATGAAGTGGGCAGAGAAGCTTGGCATCAATCCAAGCAAGTCCATCACATGCATCAAGCCAGAGGGAACGACTTCGTGCTTGGTTGATTCGGCATCAGGTCTCCACCCACGTTATGCTGAACACTATTATCGTAGAATTCGTATTGACAAGAAGGATCCAATTTACAATCTTATGAAGGATCAAGGCGTTCCTTGCGAAGATGATGTGATTAATCCTAATAACACAGCGGTCTTTACCTTTGCTATGAAGGCCCCAAGAGGCACAATTACCACGGAAGATCTCCGTGCATTGGATCACTTGGATCTGTGGAAGACTTATCAGGAACATTACTGCCATCACAAGCCATCGATCACCGTCAACTACAAGGATTCTGAGTTCCTTGAAGTCGGTAACTGGCTCTGGGAGAACTTTGATGTCGCAACAG